CATTGATTGCCAAGAACTTGATGCAGGCTCATGTATGGGGATTAAAAACATTCTACTACAGCTTAATCAATAAGGCGGGTGCTAAAGCAGTAGCAGAAGAATTACCGCCACAGCCGGGACAGGCAATAGAAGAATTTATCGAAGAGGACTGCGAAAGCTGTAAACTATAAATGAGCAAACAACAATACAATCTACATACAAAAACAGATTACTTACATCGCAAGATGTTTTTAGATCCAGCAGGACCTGTAACCATACAACGATTTGAAGAAGTCAAATACAATAAGATCGTAGACTTTGAAAAGACAGCACGTGGCTTCTTTTGGGTTCCTGAGGAGATCAGTCTAAGCAAAGATGCTAATGATTTTAAAGATGCCAGCGATGCCGTTAAACACATCTTCACTAGTAATCTACTACGCCAAACAGCATTGGATAGTTTACAAGGACGTGGCCCAAGTCAAATTTTTACTCCCGTGGTAAGTTTACCTGAACTTGAAAGTCTAGTCTACAACTGGACATTCTTTGAAACAAATATCCATAGTCGCTCATATAGCCACATCATCCGTAACATTTATAATGTGCCTAAAGAAGTTTTCAACACCATTCACGACACTAAAGAAATCGTAGACATGGCATCAAGCGTTGGAAAATACTACGACGAACTACACAGAATAAATTGCCATAAAGAATTAAGTAGTGAAATGACAGGTATGGTTAGCGAAGAAAAACATATCAAAGCAATTTGGTTAGCACTCAATGCCAGTTATGCTCTAGAAGCATTCCGATTTATGGTTTCATTTGCCACAAGTCTAGCAATGGTTGAGAATAAGATCTTTATTGGTAACGGAAACATTATTAGCCTAATCTTACAAGACGAACTACTACACAAAGGGTGGACTGCGTTTTTGATTAATCAGGTAATCAAAGAAGATCCTAGATTCGCTAAAGCTAAACAAGAATGCGAACAAGAAGTATATAATCTATACATGGATGTTATACGCGAAGAAAAAGAATGGGCTGACTATTTGTTTAAGAAAGGTCCAGTGATTGGATTGAATGCTGCCATTCTCAAAGACTTTGTTGACTATACGGCTGTTAACGCCCTCAAAGAGATCGGTATCAAATATCATTCTCCTGCTCCAAAAACTACACCAATACCGTGGTTCAATAAACACAGCGATACCAGCAAAAAACAAACTGCGTTACAAGAAAACGAATCGACTAACTATGTAATCGGAGTCATGAGTGACAAGATCGATTACGAAGAATTACCAACAATTTAAGGAAATTTTATGAAAGCTATTGTATGGAGTAAGTACAACTGTCCCTACTGCGATCAAGCCAAGGCATTGTTAACAGCAAAGGGCATCCAATTCGAAGAGAAGAAAATTGGTGACGGATTCACCAAGGAAGATCTATTAGAAGCCGTTCCTACAGCAAGGACTGTGCCGCAGATTTTTCTAGGAGAAGAGTTAGTGGGCGGATTTACAGAATTAAAGAAAAGGTTAACAAATGCTAATTGATAAAGGTGTTACAGCAGGCGAAGTAATAACATTAAAACTTACCAGCGGTGAGGAAATCGTAGCTACTTTGGTTGAAGAAACGGCTACTTATTATAAATTAAAACGTCCTATGGTTTTAGGTATGGGACAACAGGGCCCAGGACTGATGCCCTATCTGTTTACGGTCAATCCAGACAAAGAAATCAAATTGTTAAAAAACACAGTAGTAATGGCCGAAGCCACTGATAAATCCTTTGCTGACCAATTCATTCAAAGTACCACCGGAATCAAGCTGGTGTAAATAATAGTATGATTTAGGAGAAATAGATGGGAGAAAGAATTACGACCCTAATGGGTGCCACGGGCGGTGCCGGCGAATTTACAGTCGTTGATTATACCAATGACCTAAATACACTTTTTACTAAGATGGACCAATTAACGAATGCGGTCACCTATCTAGACGATACGATAGAACAATGTTTTGGAGCATCATCGGTTCCTAATAGCATAAACTTTGTTGCTAAAGCCACCGCTGATAACTTAAAAGCTATCAATATTTTATTAAAAGACATAGATAAAAAAATGGTTGATCAGACCGGAGCAGGACTCCAACAAATTTCTAAACATTTAAGTGGCGTCGCTTCATCATTGAATACTGGTGTTGCTACCCAGTTTATTCTCACAGCCGATCAGATGAAAAAAAATGCTTTTGATAAAGCAGCGACCCAGGCAGCACTAAAAAGAAATAACCTTCCAGAGGTTACTGTATCTAACGCTGATTTTATAACTACATTAGAATCAGTATTACAAGACGCAGGTAATGTTGCTGCCCAAGCTTCAGCTACCGGATTTGTAACAACACAGGCCAATAGAGCTATCACTGCCGCCACTGATTGGGTTACTGGTTTAGACCTTAAACCGGGTGAGATATTCAATAGATTTAAATCAGCATTTGTAGCAAATTCCGCAGACAAAGAAGGTGCGGTAGTTCAATCAGAAGCAACAGTTCTCAAGAACCTAGCAGATACTAGGTATACTTAATCATGCCCGGTAAAGCCGCAGCTAGAATACAAAATGACGCCGCAGAATCTGTTCTGGTTTCTGGTTCACTAGACGTCATCATGGACTTCAACGGAATAGCCTTTGAAGGTTCTATCACAGCGTTTGGGAACGCTGTAGTAACTTCTTCCCGTAGCGTACTAGTCAACGGTAAGGGCATAGCTAGAGAATCCGATCTCACAGCACAAGGTTCTGCTATACAGACAGGATTTCAAGACGTTTGCGTAGGTGATTAATGAAAAAATTATTTTGGAACATATTAGGTTTCCTAAGTTTAGGAATGGCCTATATTGGAGTTATAACTCCTGGCATACCTTATAGTCCGTTTGTGGTATTCGCCGCTTACTGTTTTAGCAAAGGCAGCGAACGTATGCACAGATGGATCTATAATCATAAACTGTTTGGCCCATTCTTGACTAATTGGAATACCAAACGTGTATTCCCAACTAAGATGAAATTTTTTATGATAGCTATGATGTCAACTAGCCTGATCATTATGTACTTCACAGGAGTGAAACCAATTGGAATTATCAGTACCGCAATTTTTATGGGACTTGTCGCTATTTGGGCTTGGCGTTTTCCTGGCAGCGTTGCCGAACATACTAGACGCATTGATAACGGAGAAAAGGTAGGTTGGTTAAAATGACCTACAAGATGCATAACTTATTTCCGATTCCTTTGTATCAGACTTCAATCAAAGGCCCTGATCCAATAATAGAAAAGATATTGATCAATTCGGAGTTTAGTAATTTCAATGACTCTGACCCCACACACTTAGAAACACCTAAGAGACATTTGTTAGATCAACCACAATTTGCCAATCTTAAAAAACAGATACAAGAAAAAGTTGATGAATATGTCTACGAAGTTTTGGGCGTGACTAGAAAACAACAGTGGTTAATAACCACCAGTTGGTTGAATAAATCATTGCCTGGGGGCTATCATTCAATGCACTGGCACAGCAACAGTATGGTCAGCGGAGTATATTATCTAAAGACCAATCCTAGGTCTGGAGCCATTGGTTTTCACAAAGAACGCTCGCATAATAATCTTTGGCGTGACACATTCTGTATAGACTTTGACAAGACTACAGAATATAACACTGACTGTGCTATTAATCCAAAAAATAACGATCTACTGTTATTTCCGTCAATATTAAATCACAGTGTTATGGATAATCTATCAAATGAAGATCGCTATAGTCTAGCGTTCAATGTTTTTCCTAGAGGCATAATCGGCGAAGGCGGTAACAGCGAATTGACTCTATGAATTATCAAGTTACTCCATTATTTGCTATTCCTCTCTATCAAACACAATTAGATCAATTAACTGCTCAAGAACATGATTTCATACTAGGTTTAGACTACGAACGTATGCCTGCGGATAATGGCGACTATACCAAAGACAAATATGTTTTAGAAAAACCAGAGCTAACTTTTCTAAAAGAACGTATTGTCAAAGGCATAGACCATTTTGTCTACGAAGTGCTGGATTGTTCACGCGAAGTTAAATTTGAAATACAAAACAGTTGGATCAATAGGCACGGCCGGGCAGACTTCGCCGGCACCCACAGACATTCAAACAGTTTGATCAGCGGTGTGTACTACATCGATGTTGATCAACAAAGCGGTGCTATTGTATTTGAAAAAGATAAGAGTCACTATAATCTTTGGCCTAATGTTATAGACATTGAATTCAATTATCAAACACACGAAGATCAAAGTAGGTTAAACATATTCAACGCAGACGGATGGGGTATCTATCCTAAGCCAAACGAATTAATAATGTTTCCTAGTCATCTGTATCACGGAGTGGGTGAAAATCATTCCGATATCGTCCGTTATAGTCTAGCATTTAATGTATTCCCTAAAGGTAATCTAGGCGGCAAATTAAACACTCTTTGTATTTAAAAATAAATACTATACAGGAGGACACAACCATGAAACAGAAAAAGCTATTAGCTAAACTGTACAGGGCTTGCGTCGACCA